CCCAAATCAGGTGCTTCCCAAGGCTCCAATTTGCCAGAGCGATCCTTAGCCAGCCACAGGCCGTCAGTGTCGCACATGATGGCGCGTTGGTTGACGCCTTCGCTGTCGCGCTCGACGCGCAGGGCCAGAACCTCATCGAAGAAATAGGGCAGGCTCTGCGTCAATGACTTACCCGGCATCGAAGGGTTGTAGAGAAGCTTGCCCATCTCATCCTGCGACTTTTCCAGCTTTGCGCTGAAGTAAACATGCTTTGATGGCAAATCACGGAAAGCGCGAATCAAACCAGTCATCTGCGTGTTCAACTCGCCATATGCTGCGCGACCATCTTTGTTGGTCTTCAGTTCATGGTTCAGCACCACTTCGGCCACTTCCGAAATCGAGTCGAGCGCAATGGTCTCAAAGTCCTTCGCCTCTTCGCTGTCGCGGCACCACATATATGCCTCTTGTAACTCCTCCATCGAGGTGATCTCGATGAACGGGATATCTGCATCTTGGATCGAAAGCAGACCGCCTTCGGCTGAAAGCACGACTGGCTTTGGTAGAGTGCGGATCAACGATGTCTTACCGGCACCAGCTTGACCGTAGACAAGCAGCTTTACGCCGTTGGCGGATAACCCGCCGGTTCTCTTTAGATTAATTGCCATAATGGCTCTCCTGCATCACACCAGTTGGACTATCCGGTCGGTGTGTAAAAACTGCTTTACGGATTAAAATACCCATTGTAAAGCACAAAAGCGAATTTTAGCAGGAAGGAATAAAAATGCTTAGTTTAGAAAAGATTGCAGAGGGTCTGGCGGATCGCCGATTGGATGTGGTGGCGAAGGCGACGGGTGTATCGCGCTCGACCATCTCGCGCATCCGGCGTGGCGAGAATGTCAACCCGACCATCAAGGTTATTAAATCCTTGTCCGACTATCTGGCTGGGGACCGCTAATGTTCCCAACATGGTATGAGCCTCCGCAAAAGCGGAAACCAAAACGTGCGTCTGCGCCATTGGTAATTAACGCCGTGAGCAAAATCATGGCAGTATCGGTGGAGGATTTGAAATCTCCCAGCCGTGCTAAAAAACTTTGTATAGCAAGACACACGGCTTACTATATGATGCGTCGGCACTGCCAGCACCTGTCGTATCAGCGGATTGCTTACAGCTTGGAACGCACCGATCATACGACAGTTATGCACGGCTGTGCAGTTATCGATGATTTGCTTAGAAAAGACAAAAAGTTAGTCGGGCAAATTGATGCAATTTCTAAAATCATAGAGAGAGCAAGTAGATGAGCGGAAACCTATCAAATATCTTCGGGGGGCCGTGGTCGCCTCCCAAAGAGATTAAACCCGATTCGCCAGAGACCCAGCTAAGGGATGCAATGCTGTCGGCTGGTCTGTCACCGCCAAACGAAATTTTGTTCGATGGGAAGCTGCATCGCTTTAATTCCGGCACGAAAGGTAAGGCCGGTCACGATAAGCCGGGTTGGTATGTGGTTTTCTCGGACGGCATCCCGTCTGGTCGATTTGGCTGCTGGCGGGCTGGGGTCGAAGTTACCTTCTGTGCCGACATAGGGCGGACCCTGACCGACAGCGAAAAGATGGTGAATGCCCGTCGATTGGCCGAGGCACGGACCATCAGGGACGCCGATCTCAAGCGCACCCGTGACATGGCTTCGGACACCGTCGAAAAGATATGGTCAGATGGCATGTTGGCAACGCCGGAGCATCCCTATCTGGCTCGCAAGGGTATCGGCCTCCACGGTGCCAGAATGACCGGCGACGGTCGCTTGATGCTCCCTCTTTACACACCGGACGGTAAACTGGCCTCGCTTCAGTATATTGATGCTGAAGGGGGCAAGCTTTATCATTCCGGCGGACAGACCGGCGGATGCTTTTGGATGGTCGGGACGCTCGATGAGGCTGGCACGATCTTTGTGGCCGAGGGTTTCGCCACTGCCGCGACGATCAATGAGGTGACCAACCGGCCATGTATCGTGGCCTACTCGGCTTCGAACCTTGTCCCAGTCACCGGCACGATCCGAGAGAAATATGGTGCTTCGCAGGACATTGTCATTGTGGCTGATAATGATGCCTCTGGGACCGGCCAGAAATATGCCGATCAGGCTTCGGCCAAATATGGTGCAAGGGTGGTGATGCCGCCGTCCCTAGGCGATGCCAATGACTATCTGGCAGAGGGTGGTAATCTCAAAATCTTGCTTGAGCCACCTAGCGGCCAAGAGATCGTCAAGAAGCTAAAGATCGTCTTCGGTAACGAACTTGGGCAAGATTATGAGCCACCAGATGAATTGGTAGAGGGCCTGCTTGTGGCTGGATCGACAGCAGTGATCTATGGTGACTCCAACTCAGGCAAAACCTTCTGGGCATTGTCATTGGCGGCATCAATTGCCACGGGCCAGCCATTCTGCGGCAGACAGGTCGAGGAAGGTCTTGTGGTTTATCTGGCTTGTGAGGCCCCCGGCAGCATCAAGACGCGCCTGCAAGCCATCAAGGCATATTATGGCGTTGTTCTCGAAAATGTGGCCGTCGTGCCAGTACCGTTAAACTTCTACTCCAATGAGGGCGACTCGTTCGACGTAATTGAGGCTATCAAGGAGATCGAGCGAGAGCGGGGCAAAAAGTGCGGGGCCGTCATAGGCGATACCCTCGCCAGAATGTCCGCTGGGGCCAATGAGAATAGCGGCGAGGACATGGGGCCTGTCATGGCTAGGTTTGAGCATGTAAGCCTCGCTACAGGCGCTACAATGATCATTATTCACCACAATGGTAAAGATGCTGCCAAGGGCGCTCGCGGCTGGTCTGGGATCAGGGCGCATATTGATACTGAAATCGAGATTTCGGAAAAAGGAGGCATAAGGTCTGCCGAGGTCACAAAGCAGAGAGAATTGCCTTCCAAGGGCGACATAATTTATTTCAAGCTGGAAACGGTCGAGATGGGCCAGACCAAGTTTGGTAAACCAGCCACGACATGCGTTGCCGTCGAGGATAAGGAGGCTGCCGCAGAACAGCCTAGAAAGAAGCCTAGTAAACATGATGAGAACCTCAGGCTAATGCGAAGGGCTTGGGACATGACTGGACAGGAGGTGCGCGATGGGCATCCCTATCTATCCAGATCGGGCTTCAAAGACTTTCTCGCGGGCAATGCTGACTGGAAAGAAACCACCATCCGTAACAAGCTGGACTCATCCAGAAAGGACGGGCTGATCCTGCCTATGCTGACCGCTAATATTATCGAGCCGTTCGAACATGGCTGGAGGATCATCGGAGAGCCTTATAGCGGTATTTGGATGATGGTTAAAAATGAAGGAGGAGGCAAATATGATTGATGACGGGACATGGATTGAAAGCATGGGTTGCCATGTGATTTGTATCAAAATCACATCACCTAAACACATCACCTATCACCTAGCAGAGCAAAATGCGCCTGATATGCGAGGCACAATCGATTTTACCAAGGCTTTTGCACCGGATGTTGAGCAAATTGATGTCTATGCCCATGGGAAACGTGATATTTGCTATCAAGTCGTTGATAATACATGGATTTCGGTTCATCACCTATTTTCACCTAATTTCACCTAAGGTGATTAGGTGAAAGTTATCCACATAGCGTGGTAAAGGTGTGGAAAGTCATCACCTATTTTCACCTAAACCCTATAGGGTAGGTGAAAGTAGGTGATCCACACCAAGGGCCTTTTTAGGTGATTGACGATTGAAGGGGTTTGGACGTAAAATGCGTCCAACGGAAGGAAGTGAAAAATGGTTGAAGAAGTAGAAATTCCTGAGTGCTGTGAAGAGTGTATTTTTTGGAAGGCTGCTCCCTCTGGGCAGCATGGCTATTGCCGTCGCTATCCCCCGACCTTCACCGCGACTGATGAGGCTGGTCGGCCTAAATTTTATTCGCCTGTGGTTTCCCCTTGGAACTGGTGTGGCGAGTTTGAGCCGGTGGATGACTGATGCTTGCGCTGAAGATTGATACGACAGAAATTGACAGGGCCTTCCAGCGTATGCTGGAGGCTCCTCAACTTATTGAGAAGGCTGTCGTTGCTGCCATGACCGAAACGGTGCATGATATTCATGCGGCGCAGATACAGGAAATGAAGCTGTCGTTCGACAATCCTACGCCTTGGCTTCAAAAGGGGCTGGTGAAGTCGCTGCCCTATGGAAAAGATCGCGGGCAGTTTGGAGGCAAGCGCCTTGGACAGACGCTGGCTAACTCTGGAACATACTTCGAAGAGTTCCCGCAGAGTGGCTCGCCCAATGATGTGATCAGGCCGCATGTGCTTGGTGGTCCTCGGCGCAAGAAACGCTCAGAGAAGCGTCTTGGGCCTTGGCTGCAAGGTGGCTACACTCTGATGGCGTCTGATTATCCAAAAAATGCCTACGGCAACATCCCCGGTTCAGTTTATTCACGTATGCTGGCGGACCTTGGTACGATCCCTACGGCTAGGGCGTCAAAGAAGCGTGAAGGCAAGCCAGCGCAGTTTTTCCTAATGAAGCGTGAGGATGGTCAGGAGTATATTGCTGAGCGTGTCGGAGACGATATTCGGCCAGTCCTGATCTTTACCAATAAGACGCCCAACTATCAGGTGCGCTATAATTTTCATGGCGTTGGGAACTCTCAGCTAAAATACTCCTTGCCAAAGCATTTCAGCCGTATATTCAACAGGTATATGAGTAGGATGTAAAATGAACGATAATCTTGTGATCTGGGAAGGTCCCCAACACCTGTTTGCGACCAATCTGCTTAACGATCTGATGGTGCTGCTGGGCAACGCTGCGAAGCAGGGCGTTGATCGATATGATGAGAGTGGCGAGCCGATCTATGATTTTGGCTTTTGGGCTGGCGAATGCGCGAAGGCGCTGAACGTGCAGAAAATTGGCCCATAAATCGTATAGGGGCTAAAATTTTGCTCCATAAATCGTATGGGGGGCAAAATTTTTCGTCGTGAATCGTATGGGGGTGTGACAAATTTGTCACTCAGACCCCGCTTTTGCAACAATATTGCTGAAATCATACTCGATCCGCAATAAAATTACAAAATCTGGCAGGTTTCGGCAACATTCGTGCGAGCGGCCAATTTTTCGATTTTTTCGATGTTTCGCCGAGGTGGCCCGCTAGCAATGGCGACAACATGCAATCGGGCTTGCGGCCCGCCCACGTTATAAAAACGCGGCATGAAAATAATTTTGCGCTTTTGCGTTTTTGCGATTGACGCGGCATAATGCCGTGATAAAAGGGGTGCATTAACAGTGATGGAGTAAAAAATGCTTACAATCGTTTTTCCGGTGCTTTTTTGGTCAATCGCGGGCGCTCTTATTGCGCGCCGTATCGCTCGCATTGAATGGAGCGTATAAAATGCAATCACTCATCTGGCTGGCAATTTTGTTTTTGCCTATGCTTCCTATTATTATTGATGAATTGAAAGGTTAATAACATGAACACTAACGAAATCTGGAATTGTGAAACCCCTGTCGCTGAGCTGCTTAACATTCAGGTTCCTGAATGGATTGAGCAGGACATCTGCGCAATGACAATTGCATCAATCTGCAATGGCGGTTGCGCCAGCGGCTCTTATATGCCTGCGGTTACATATTGGCAGGCGTTGCAAACAATGTCGCAACATGGTAACGAAGTTCTTGATTATATCCTTGACTATCTGGGCGACATTCCCGCCCCTGATAAAAACGAAAGCTGGACTGGCATGGCCTGCTTCTATCTCTCAACAGCCGTCGAACTATGGGCGGGCGATATTATGGGCCAATTAGAAGAGCTGGAGGTTGCAGCATGAAACTTTTCCGTAAAATCGATATCGAAACAAAATGTCTTTCCGGCTTCTGGCATTACAGTTGCACCACAGAACAATCTGAAAGCTGCGAACAGGCCAAAGATAAGTTTCTAGCCACTAGGCAAGGGATTGACCCCAACAGGGTTCGGGCAAGGTTCGCTAGGTTTTAATAGAGGGAATTAGGGAATGTGGAAACATATCGAAAAGCCTAACGGCTATCGCCTTAGCATGAAAGACACTGGCAAAGGTTGGCGAGTTATAGTTGAGCATAGCCCTAGCAAGCGTTGCTATGTTGCCGAACCCGTCGATTATATGGATGACTACAGAATGGCGGCACAATGGGCGCACATTGTTTATAATGAAATGAGAGGCAATTAATATGCGAAACGTTGTAACATACATGGGCGTCAACATATGGCGCAATCAGAAGATAGGCTATGGCCTAAGGTGGAGTGCCTTAGGTTATGGTGCCGCCGATACACTGGCAAGCATGAAACAATTAATTAAAGAGGGATTAGGGAAATGACATTAGAACAAAGAACAATTGAACGCGACAACGCTTTCCACGCAATGCTTGCCACGGATAAGGCATGGCAGGCGGAGTTAGAGCTAAAGTATGGCGATAAAGCAGGCGATAAGCGTTATCTCATTGACGGAGTGGCCACGCCTAAGCTTTCCGCATTGCATCAAGCCTATCGGGATGCACGGGACGCCTATGTCGCTGCGCAGGATGCATATTTGAAGCTCAGGGATTGGGGTCAGGCATGAACATGAAAAAATGGCGGCTTGCTAAGGGCTTGACGCAAGAACGTGCCGCACAAGCCCTAGGGCTTAGCTATAGACACTATCAGAAACTGGAAGCGGGCCATTGCCCGCTAACGGATAGGACAATGCTTTTAATGCAATTGCTTTGACGTTACGAACAATCGAATAAAGGGAAGGGGCCGCAAGGCCCCTTTTTTATTGCCCGCGCCCTATCGCTTGCCCGCTTGGCCTATGCCTTGCGGGCTTTTTCGCGCAAGCCCCATAGAAGCGATTTAAGCATAGGGGCAAAGCAAATGGGATAGGGCTAGGGGCGAGCTTGTTTCGTCTCTGTGCGGGCTTGTGGCGCGGCCCTAGGGCCGGTTCTGGCCCTATCGACTAGGTTCTTCTGGCCGCCCCCGGCTAGGGGGTAATTCATGGTGCTATTAAAAAACAGTGTCGGGCCTGAACTGTTGACTAAGAACCCCACTAATGTTAGAAAAAGCCATGCTTTTGAAAAAAGACGGCACAATCGATAACCGCCAGTTCAACGGTGAAAAATTGCGCAAAAACGCGATTGAACGCAGATTTGACGGCGCTTTATGGCTTTGCACTAGATGCAAGCAAAATAAGGAAGTTAACTCTTTCCCCCATAAGAATGGAATCCCACTCAGCAATTGTCGGGAGTGTCTAGGCCATATTAATAAAGAGTGTGCGGCAGTCAGAAGACCAATTCTAGCTGCTGAAGCGGCAAGGAGAAAGGTGGAGAGAATGGCAGCGCGTCAATCAGAGTTAATCAAATGTGAGAAATGCGGTGAAACAAAGCCTCGATCCGAGTGGCCCAAGGAAAATAATTCCAACAAGATTTTGAAATATTGTTGCTCAATCAGGGCACGATCACACGCGGAGGTACAAAGCGACATTAAGGCTCAGAGCAAGGTTTGTTCATCTTGCGATCTGCGCAAGCCGTTTAGCGATTTTTCTCCAAATAATGTCTCAAAGGACGGAAGGCAGAAAACTTGCCGACCTTGCCGATCCGCAAAGGTTCATTCTGGTGAATGGAACGGAAACACTAGAAGGCAGAAATTAATTGACGAAAGAACCGATGGCTCGATTACCACTGATTTTATGAAAAGCATATTTGCGGAAAAAGTCTGCCCATGTTGTGATGGATTGATGGAGCGGGACGATAAGGTTCTCGACCACATCATACCATTAAAACTTGGCGGGACACATAGCGCGGATAATGTTATGGTGTTATGTTGGTCTTGCAATGCAGGCAAGGCGGCGCATCATCCGTCAAAATGGCTTAGGATGCTAAGGGATGAGGCTGCTGACAGAATGCGGTCAGCTTATGCGAAGATGGGATTAAATTTTGATGAGTAACACCAGAAAAAGGGCTGGCGAAGAATCCATGCTAAGGCCAGAGGTGAGCGCCCAAACATATGAAGAAGCCCGCACCCGCAAAATTTCAGCCGAGGCCGAGATCGCTGAACTGGAACTGGCGAAGATACGCGGCACCCTATGCCTGACCGACGATGTGGTGAAGGCATGGGAGACAGTTCTTCACGCCTGCAAGGCTAAGTTTTTGTCGCTCCCCACCAAGGTCGCCCCAGTTGTGGCGAACGAGAGCGATGTCGCTGTGGTAAAAGACCACATGGAAAATGCTATCAGGGAGGCATTGCTTGAACTCTCCAATTATCAACCAGCAATTGATCCAGTCAACACGGGGTCCGCTGCTGTCGAACCTATTGCGGGCGATGAAGCGCCTGACTCCCCCGCCAAGAATGTCGGTGGCCGAGTGGGCCGATCAAGAGCGGCGGCTAGACTCTCAAAGTAGCGCAGAGCCGGGGCGCTGGGTAACTGCTCGCGCCGAGTATCAGCGCGGCATCATGGATGCCTGCTCCGATCCGCTGATTAAAGAGGTGGTTGTCATGTGCGGAGCGCAGCTTGGCAAGTCCGAGATGCTGCTCAACACGATTGGCTATCACATGGCGCACGATCCTGCGCCGATCCTGATGATGCAGCCTACCGTCGATATGGCGCAGGCGTTCTCGAAGGACCGTATCACTGCGGGCCTGCTTCGCTCAACTCCCTGTCTGAGGGAAAAGGTAAAGGATTCGAAGGCCAAAGATGCGAACAATACAACTCTGCACAAAGTATTTGCTGGGGGCGCTCTGTCTCTTGTTGGCGCTAACAGTCCATCTTCCCTTGCTTCTCGCCCGATCCGTGTCGTTCTGTGTGACGAAGTTGATCGATATCCCCCTTCGGCTGGTGAGGAGGGCGATCCAATATCTCTGGCTAAAAAGCGAGCGGCTACCTTCTGGAACAGGAAGGTAATCCTAGTCTCGACGCCGACCAACCGGAACGCCAGCCGGATCGAGTCAGCCTATCAGGAAAGCGATCAGCGCAAGTTCTTGGTGCCTTGCAAGGATTGCGGCCACGAACAGGAACTGAGGTGGGCCAATGTGCAGTGGACGGACGAAAATCCGCACACGGCTTATTATAGCTGCGCCGAATGTGGCTCGATCTGGAGTGATTCAGACCGGCACAAGGCTGTTTCGAAGGGGAAATGGGTAGCCCATTGTCCCTTTAACGGCGTGGCTGGGTTCCATCTCAACTCACTTTACTCTCCTTGGACGGTGCTATCGGACGCGGTCGAGGATTTTCTGGCTGCTCGCAAAGACCCAATGCGGCTCAAAACCTTCGTCAACACCTTTTTCGGCGAGACGTGGGAGGATCAGGGCGAGGGCGTGGACGATTATGCCGTTGCCCAGAGAAAGGAAGACTATGAAGGCATTCCTGATGAGGTTGTGGTTCTCACTTGCGGCGTTGACGTTCAGGATGACCGTCTGGAGGTCGAGATTGTCGGCTGGGGAGCCGGTGAGGAAAGCTGGCAGATAGAATATCATGTCCTCTACGGCGATCCGTCCACCCCAAGCCTCTGGGCCAAGCTTGATGAGATAATTCTGGCGACCTATGAGCATCCGTCCGGCGAGCCTATGCTGATCCGCGCAACTTGCATCGACTCTGGTGGTCACCATACGCGGGCAGTTTACAATTATGCCAAGACTAGGGCAGGCCATAGGGTCTACGCCATCAAGGGTGTCGGCGGCGAGGGCAAGCCTATCGTTGGCCGCCCGTCTCGAAACAATATTGGCAAGGTTCCGCTGTATCCCATTGGCGTCGACACGGCCAAAGAGTTGCATTATGCGCGTCTAAGGATAGATGAGGCTGGCGGTGGCTACTGTCACTTCCAAGCCAAGCGGGATGACGAATATTTTAAGCAGTTGACTGCGGAGAAACAGGTGATCCGCTATCATAAGGGCTATCCAGTGCGGACTTGGGTCAAAAACCGGACCCGAAACGAGGCGCTTGACGTTCGTGTTTACGCCATTGCGGCTTTTCATATCCTCAATATTAATATAGATAGCATTGTGAAGCGGTTCTATGCTAATATCGAACGAAGGTCGGACACTCCGGCCAAGGTTGAGGATGCTAGGCCGCATCCATTGGTGCCGAAAAGGGGACCAAAGCGTGGTGGCTTTGCTAATAACTGGCGTTGAGGGGTAATGGCAAATCTTTTTGATGAAAGCAATGCTCCCGAAGGCGAGCCGATAAAAATCGTCGTAGGCGATTTTATCCAGTGGAAGAAAACTTCGTTGGCGGAAAACTACCCGCCTGCGACCCATAGTGCTGAGTATGTGGCGCGGATTGCGTCGGGCCAGAGCGGCGAAATTAAGATAGCGGCTATTGAGCGACCGGCATATTATCTCTTTCAGGCATCGAGCGCCACAACGGCTGCTTTTGGAACTGGCTATTACCATTGGCAGCTTGAGATTACTGAGACTGCATCGGGGAATCGGATCGTTGTCGAGCGCGGCGAGTTCGAAGCCATTGCCGATCTCGACAACAACGGTGCCGACCCGCGCACTCATGCAGAGATCATGCTTGACAAGATCGAGGGGCTTCTGATTGGTCGTGCTGACAAGGATGTTTCGTCCTACAGCATCCAAGGTCGCTCGATCTCCAAAATGACGATTGCCGATTTGCTCCAGTGGCGCGATTATTATCGCAAAGAAGTCAACCGTGAGCGTAGAGAAAACGATATTGCTCTTGGCAAGACCACTAAAACCACGATGAAGGTTAGGTTCCTATGAGTCTGTGGCGCGATATACTGGGTTTGCCTGAAAAAAGCGGCAAGGTTTCAAAGCGTTCTTACCACGCGGCGAACACTGGTCGGCTTTTTGCTGACTTTTTGGCATCCAGCCGCAGCCCTGACAGCGAAATTAAGTCCGATCTTGTCACCATGCGCAACCGTTCGCGGGCGCTGGCGCGGGACGATGTCTATGTCAAACGCTATTTGACACTGCTTAAAACCAACGTGGTTGGCGACAAGGGCATGGTGCTACAGGTGAAAGCCCGTAATACCAACAACACGATGGACACCATCGGCAACCAGATTATCGAGGATGCTTGGACGCAGTTTGGCCTGAAGGGCAATTGTACCGCAGATGGACGCCTTAGCTGGGTCGATCTACAGAAGTACGTCATCGAGGCTACGGCGCGTGACGGCGAGGCGTTTGTTCAGGTGGTCCGCAATCGTGCATTTATTCATGGCGTTGCGTTCCATCCGATTGAAGCCGATCTGATCGATGAGCAGAAGAACCAGCGCCTGAAAAACGGCGGCGAAATTCGTATGGGCATCGAGGTTGACCAATATCAGCGGCCTGTCGCTTACTGGGTCAAGAAGCGCCACCCCGGCGATTATGACTTTTCTACGGTTACCATTAACGAATCGACGCGGATCGAAGCTAAGAACATCATTCATGTTTACGATCCGATCCGCGCTGGTCAGACCCGTGGCGAGCCTTGGATGCACTCGGCAATCAGCCAGCTTAAGATGCTGAACGCACACCGCGAGGCAGAGTTGGTCGCAAGCCGCATGGCTGCATCGAAGATGGGCTTCTTTACGTCTGAGAGCGGCGAGGATGCCCCTGCGGACGATTATGAGAACAACGTCCCGATCATTGATGCGGAGCCGGGTACATTCCATCAGCTTCCGGCTGGTGTTGATTTCAAACCGTTCGATCCTAGCCATCCGGCGACTGCCTTTTCGGATTTCCAGAAGGGCATTTTGCGCGGTATTTCTTCGGGCTTGGGCGTTTCTTATGCCTCGTTATCTAACGATCTTGAGGGAACCTCTTACAGTTCGATCCGACAGGGGGCGCTGGAGGAGCGTGACGCTTACAAGATGATGCAGCAGTTCATGCTGGATCACTTCGTGCTGCAAGCCTATGGGGTGTGGCTCATGCACGTTATGGAGTTCGGCTATATTCCGATCCCAGCGTCACGCTTCCCCAAATTCTTCACTGCAAGCCATTTCCGTGGACGCGGTTGGCAGTGGGTTGATCCCCAGAAGGAAGTCAACGCCGCTGTTGAGGCGATGCATAACGGCATCATGTCAATGCAGGACGTTTCGACCCAGTATGGCCGCGACATTGAGGAAACTCTGAGCCAGTGGCAACGCGACAAGGAATTGGCTGACCAGTTTGGTCTTGAATTGGCCTTCTTCCCATTCGGCGGCAACAAGGCTGCCAAGGGTATGGATGTCGAGGATAGCGATAGCGGCGACGATCAGGATGAGGATGATGCACCTGTTCGTTCGATGGCTCCGACCTTTATTCAGGCACCTCCGGTTGAGGTTCAGGTCAAGCACACTGAATTGGCACCGGCCAAGCGGTCAATCAAGCTGGTTCGGGATGCAGAAGGCGTTGTGATCGGCGCTGAGATTGCGGAGAACGAAGATGGCAATTGAGACTGCGCTTTGCCGGTCGTACAAGGCCGAGGTGATGGACGGGGTTCATAGCCTGTCTGATGAGTATCGCATGGCGCTTTATACCGAAGCTGCCGTCCTCGATGGGGAAACCAAAGCCTATACGGCTGATGGTGAAGTCGAGGGGCGCGGTTATGAGGCTGGCGGCATTGTCCTGACTGGCATTGCCTCTGGCTTTTCTGGCAATGCGGCGATCATCAACTTTGACCAGCCAGAATGGCGACAAGCCACCTTCGAAGCGGCTGGTGCGCTGGTTTATAACGCCAGCAAGGACAATAGGGCCGTTGCGGCCCTAAGCTTTGGTGGCAATGTCGTTTGCAGAAATGGACGCTTTGCTGTAAACATGCCGAGTGACGGCAATGGACTTATAAGGATCAGGTAATGGCCAACGCAATTTATCCGCTTTACAAGCAAGCCCTGCTTGATGGTGCTGCGAACACCGATATTAATGATTTGACCGTCAAGGTGGCCTTGGTCGATACCGGTACTTACACTTATTCGGGCGCGCATGAATTTCTGACTTCGCTTACCGGCGTTGTGGGAACGGCGCAGACCATCGCCAACACAACCGTCGCCAACGGCTTGTTTGACGGCGATAACGTGACTTATAGCGGCGTTACAGGAAATTCTGCTGAAGCTTTGGTTATCTATATTGACACCACGGTGGCTGCTACTTCGCGTCTTGTTGCGTTCATTGATACCGGCGTTACCGGCCTGCCAGTCACACCGAATGGTGGTGACATTACAATCACTTGGAACGTATCTGGTATCTTCCAACTTTAAGGTGATATATGGCTCATATTAGCGCCGACCGCGTTCAGGAGACAACCACGACCACCGGAACCGGCGCTATCACTCTTGCTGGTGCTGGAACGGGCTTCCGCACTTTCGCCAGCGTCATGGCGGCGAGTGATACGTGCTATTACACGATTTCAGGCGGCTCCGAGTGGGAGGTAGGCCTTGGTACGTTTAACACCACGCTGACACGCACAACTGTTTACGCATCGAGCAACGCAGGCTCTCTAGTTAACTTTAGCGCGGGTTCGAAGAATGTTTTCCTCACTGCGCCTGCAAGAGGTGTGGTTGAGTTTGAGCCAAACAATTCAATAAACATGCCAGTTGTCGCGGCAGAACCTTCGGCTCCTGCTGCGGGCAATATGCTTTTTTATTCGCGCAGCGTTGCCGGTCGATTGCTTCCCAAAATCATGGGGCCTGCTGGGATTGATACAATCCTACAAGTTGGCTTGTCTGGCAATTCTGTTTTTATGCTTGCGCCACAGAGCGGAACTACCGCACCGTTGGTGTGGGGTGGGTCGCTAACCACCGCCGCAACCATGTCTGTGCAGCAGACCATCGCTTCGGCTAACCCTTGGCAGGCAACATGGCGTAAACGTTTCCAGACCAGCACAAGCTCTGGCACGGTTACAGGCTGTAGAACAGCCTATACGCAATGGTTCCGAGCCAACGCAGCAGGCTTTGGAGGGTTCTTTTTCCGCGCCCAGTTCGGTCAGAATATCAATCTCAACGGCGCGCAGTATTTCGTGGGTCTTTGTGCCTCTACAGGCGCGTTAGGCACAGGCGCTGGTGCCGTTTCTGCATTGGTCAATATGATTGGCGTCGGGTATGACACTACTGACGCTAGTTCGGGCAACTGGCAGTTTTATAGGAATGACGGCACTGGAACGGCCACAAAGGTCGATCTTGGTGCAACCAACGCGGCCCGCAACACTACTCATGGCTATGACCTGATTATGTTTTGTCCGCCCGGCGCGGCAACGGAAATATTTGTGCGGATCATTAACTTGCACTCTGGCGCAACCGTTTTGGAAACCAGCTATAATACCGATCTTCCGGCTGTGAACACCGGCATGGCCTTTAAGGCAGAATGCAATAACGGCGCGGTTTCGGCTGCGGCCAATATTGAGATTGCTAAGGTCTACATCGAAACGGATTATTAATGCTTGGTTTTGGCGCTCTTTCTCAATTCCCAATTGGGGGTGAGTTCGCGGCTCCTCAAGGCCCGACGAACGTCACGCTGACGCCAAGTCTATTTACCAACAGTCAGACATTTTACTCCGCTACCGTCACCGGAACTGGCGGTACGCAAAGCCTGACCGCGAGTTTATTTACCAACGGCCAGACCTTCTATGGCACGACGGTTGGGAGGCTGAATAGCCTCACTCCAAGCCTGTACACCAATACCCAAACGTTCTTCGCGGCCACTGTAACGGCTACGCGGGCGCTAAGTGCGGGCTTATTTACCAACGGCCAGACTTTTTATGCGCCGACTGTAACGCGGTTAAACAGCCTTTCGGCGAGCCTTTATAGCAACGGCCAGACCTTTTATTCGCCTAGTGCGACCCGATCCAATACTCTTGCCCCGGCTCTGGTCAGCAATAGCCAGACTTTCTATGCGGCCAGTATATCGGCCACCAGAAACCTTGCGGCTGGATTGGTCACTAACGGCCAGACCTTCTATGGCCCAACCGCTAGCAATCTTAATATTATTGCTCCGCCAATGTTTGCGGATAGCGAGTTTATATTCCCACCGACTGTCACAGCGACTGGCGCGGGGCAGACGGTAACCCCGATCCTTTTCGGCAATAACAATAGCTTCTTTGCTCCAGCGGTCACGAATGGCGGCGTTGCGCCGCCAGCGCCGATCACGGCTGGTTCAGTTATTGGTCCACGCCGCCGCCCATTCAGACCAGCGATCCTCTGGGATTTTGATGAGGAAGAAAAGCAGGAAGTCGCGATTGATGGCGAAGCCTATGCTCCTGCCGCCATCTCGACCAGTGGCGTTGGCAGGGTATTTGCAATTGGCGAAGTCAATGCGGAAATTCGTGCGACATCCGCCGAAGCAAGCGGCTGGGTCAGAAGTGTAGAGGCTAAATCAAGCTGGAATGATCCGACTGATGGGGAGCTAATCGCCCTCATTTCTATGGCCTTTTAGTTTCGGTTGACCCCTATGGGCTGCCGTGTTATTTTATTTTAAAATTTTGGGGGTAAACGTGCCTGAAGATACAAACGAAAGCATCGACGTAGAGGCGGTGATTGAGGAGCGGGCAGACCCCGTTACCGTTCATCGCGCTGCTGTTGACATGGATGTCCGAGGCCGCGACGATAAAAAGCGCACCGTTGACATTGCCGTTTCCTCGGAATTGCCGGTTGAGCGCAGCTTCGGCAAGGAAATTCTGGTTCATGAGGGCAATGCCATTGATATGGCGTTTCTTGCCTCTGGCCGTGCGCCACTTCTTCTCGATCACGATATGGAGAAGCAAATTGGCGTAATCGAATCTGTTGAACTTTCTGCTGATCGAAAGCTACGGGCCAGAGTCCGGTTCGGGCGTTCGGCACTCGCGGAGGAAGTTTATCAGGATGTTGTCGATGGTATTCGGGCGAACGTCTCGGTCGGTTACCGCGTCAACAAAATGGAGCGTTCTGCTTCGGGCAAAGATGAATATCTTGTTCGTTCGTGGTCGCCCCTTGAGGTATCCGTCGTTTCGATCCCTGCCGACCCGTCAGTTGGCGTGGGCCGCAGCGCGGCTGCTCTCGAACCCCAACCTAAAGTTGAACCATCCATCAAAAAGGAAGTCAAAATGACTGACGAAGTTAATCTGGATGCGGTTCGGGCCGAAGCTGCTGCTGACGCTGCCCGCAACGTATCTGAAATCCTGTCGCTCGCTGCTCGCCATAACAAGCGCGATCTGGGCGATGCCGCCATCAAGGCTGGCAAGAGCATTGAACAGTTCCGTGGCGAACTGCTCGACGTAATTGGCAACGACAAGCCGCTTGAAAACGACAACATCGGTCTTTCCAAGAAGGAAGTCCGCCAGTTCTCGGTCGTTCGTGCGATTGCCGCACTTGCCAACCCCGGTGACCGCCGCCTGCGCGAAGCTGCTGCATTCGAGTTTGAAGCCTCGGAAGCTGCTGCACAGCGTTATGGCCGCTCGGCTCAGGGTGTCATGGTTCCGACCGACGTTCTTGGCGTGTGGAAACAGCGTGACCTGAACACCTCGGACGATAACGAAATCGTTGCAACCAATCTGCTTGCTAACGAGTTCATCGACGTTCTGCGCAATCAGGCTTCGGTCATGCAGGCTGGCGCTCGTATGCTTCCCGGTCTGGTTGGCAACGTGGCGATCCCGAAGAAGACCGCTGCTTCGACCGGCGCTTGGATCAGCACTGAAGGTGGTGCGGCTTCTGAGTCGGAACCGACCTTCGGCACCGTCAGCCTCGCTCCGAAGAACATCGGTGCATTCACTGACATGACCCGTCAGTTGATCCTCCAGTCAACTCCGGCGATTGAAGCCTTGGTTCGTGATGACCTGACGCAGGCTCTGGCTCTGGCCATTGACAAGGGCGCTCTGGAAGGTACGGGCCTGTCGGGTCAGCCGACCGGCATCCTGAACACCGTTGGCGTCAACAAGCCGACCAGCTTTGCTGCTGCGGTTCCGACCTTTGCTGAAATGGTCGCACTGGAATCGGCTGTTGCCGAAGACAATGCTCTCATGGGCAACCTCGCGTACATTACCGACGCAGCTACCTTCGGTGGTCTCAAGACCAAGACGAAGGATGCTGGTTCGGGCATGTTCGTGATCGAAAACGGTCAGGCCAACGGCTACCGCGTAATTCGTTCGCAGCAGGCAACTGCTGGTAACGTCTACTTCGGTAACTTCTCCGACTGCCTCATCGGCATGTGGGGTGGCCTCGATCTCACGGTCGATCCGTACACCGCATCAACGACCGGCACCGTCCGTATCGTCGCACTCCAGACTGTTGACGTTGCCGTCCGCCATGCGGTCAGCTTCGCCTACAACAACGATGGCGTGTAATTGAATGTTGGGGACTGGGATTTGGAAGTCATCTCGGTCCCCGACTTCTATGGGGAATATTATGCAGTATAAATGTATTCGCGGCGTTGTTACGTCTCAGGGTCCGTTGCAGGCTGGTGATCTTGTAAGCCTTCCTGCCAACGAAGCTGTTGTGCTAGTTGCTGCTGGCAAGCTGGCAATCGTAACTGAAGAAGCCGTTCGCGTTGCAGAGGCTCCGGTGGTTGAACACCGTGATCCCGTAATGCCCAAGCGCGGTCGCCCGCCCCGTGCCGGTTGAGTCACCCGCTGACATACTCGATTTTTTCGAGTTAGATGATTTTGCAGAGGCTGCCACCTACACTCCTGCTGGTGGTAGCGCCTCTACTGTTCAGGGCATTTTTGATGCTCCACAGGCGAGCCGCAACGCTACCGACCTAATGGACATCACGATCCCTGCGCCGCAGTTTGTTTGCCGCACGGTGGATGTTCCAAATGCGGCTGACGGCGATGACATTGTGATCCGCACCGTTGCTTATAAGGTGCGTGTCGTGCTAACAGACGGGACCGGCGTTTCTACGCTATTGCTCGAAAAGGTATGACATGGCCCATGTGCGGCAGCAAATCAGGGACTATGTTGCCACACTTCTAACCGGATTTATCTATGATAGATTCGGGATTGTTTTGCGCGACCGTGCGGGCAATCAATTGACGGACGGGGACAGCATTCTCGGCACCGGCACAATTTACAAGTTCCGGCGTTACTCCCTTGACGAAAGCCAGCTACCGGCGCTGTGCGTTTACACGACATCAGACATTACCAATCTGGCGACCATCGGCGAGCGTAAACTAGAGCATAGCCTTGAGTTGCGGGTTGACATTATTAACAAAGGCTCAAGCCTCAACATATTTGAGAACATCGAGCAGTTCGCAGCCGATCTGGCTCAGGTGGTTGGCGAAGACTATGACTTTGGCGGGCTTGCCAAAAGCTGCGTTCTGACCAGTTCAGATTTTGCCGTTCAGACCACTGGCGAGAAAGCAGTAGGCACAGGCAAGCTGATATTTGATGTCCGCTACATGACCGCCATAGGCAATAGTCAGGTTTCTGTATAATGTCTCATATCAATAACCAAATCCGCGACCATATTGCCACAGTCATTGGCGCTCTGCCGTTCTTCTCTGGCAGGGTGTATAAGATGCGATCCTACGCTCTGGACGATGGTAAATTGCCAGCAGCTGTTGTTTACACCAATCGCCTTGACACCAGCCTTGCCACAATCGGGTTCAAGACGCTTCTGGGTTCGCTTGGTGTGGTTATTGAAATCCATATCAAGTCATCAAGCAGCACAATCGTAAACGCCATCGACGATGCCTGCGTTTTGATCGAGGACGCTCTTGGGAGCGACTTCACTCTTGGCGGCTTGGCGAAAAGCTGTATCTTGCGCGAAAGCAATGTTGACATAAGCGTTGAAGGTGAAAACCCAGTTGCGTCTGCGCGATTGTCTTATGCCGTCGAATATGTTAGTGTCATTTCTGATTTGGAGACGCCGCGATGAAGATGGTCAAGGTTTATAACGCCAACGGCGACGAAATTCTGGCTTGCCATGTCGATCTGGATTATTATGCCAGCATCGGCTGGAAGCCGCACGAAGAGAAACCCAAGGCAAAGGCTAAGGCGAAAGAGGAGTCTGAATAATGGCGACCCATACTGGTTCGGAAGGCACCGTTCGGGTTGGTGCCAATGCTATCGCGGAAATCCGCTCTTATTCTGTTGAAGAGACTTCGGACACTGCCGAAGATACTTCGATGGGCGATTCTTATCGCACGTTCAAAACGACCCTGAAGGCATGGTCTGGCAGCGTTGATGTGTTCTGGGATGAGACCGACACCAACGGTCAGATCGCCCTCGCCCCCGGCTCAGAGGTCACGGTTAACTTCTATCCTGAAGGTGCCTCTGCTGGCGTCTCGGAGCGTTACTACACCGGAACAGCAATCGTTACGGGTAAAACCGTTACCGCCAGCTTTGATGGCATGGTGGAGTCCACAATCACGCTTCAGGGCAACGGTGCCTTGACGTTCGCAACCTTGGCTTGAGGATATAGGGAATGGCTACTCACACTGGTTCAGAAGGCACTGTCCGCGTTGGCGCGTCCAACAGTATTCTTGAAATTCGTTCTTACTCGGTTGAGGAAACCTCTGACACCGCAGAAGATACCTCGATGGGTGACGCCTATCGCACCTTCAAGACCACGCTGAAGGCTTGGAGCGGTTCGGTAGACGTATTCTGGGACGAAGCCGACACGACTGGTCAGGGCGCTCTTGTGGTTGGCTCTGAGGTTGCTGTGCGCTTCATGCCTGAAGGTACGACCACTGGCGATGTCTATCTGACTGGCAACGCCATTGTTACCGGCAAGACTGTCACTGCCAGCTTCGACGGCATGGTGGAATCAACGATCACTATTCAAGGGACTGGTGCGCTGACCTCTGCTACTGTCTAATTTTAAGAAAGGAAATATATGAGCATTGCAAAGCGTATTTCAGAGCGTACCTCGCATAAACGTCATGTCGAGGTTCCTGAGTGGGGTGAGGCGGGTTCGCCTGAAAAGGTCTATTATGGTCCGCTTCTTGCTGGCGAACTTAATCGCATTCAGCGCAAGCACCCCAATTTTCTGAGTTCAGCCTCATTCGAGGCGATGGTCGATCTGATCGTTCTGAAAGCAGAAAACGGACAAGGTGAGAAGTTGTTCACGCTTGAGGACAAGGCAGTCCTTATGCGCGAAGAGGTAGCGGTGATCTCGACCGTGGCGGCTGCTCTGATGAGCGGCACTTCGGCGGAGGAAGCTGAAAAAAACTAATAGACGATCCGCTAAGGTACAACCTCATCACCTTGGCGGATCGACTTGGCAAAACCATTGCGGAGATTGAACAAATCTCCATAGACGAGTATAACGAGTGGCTCGCTTATTTTAAGCTGAACGAGGAAAGGCAAAAGCGTGGCACAAGAAAGAATTGAGTATCTATTTGCTGCTCAGGTTCAGGGCCAGCGAGAGATGCAGCAACTCGTTGCCTCCGTCGATAAATTACGCCAAGAGGTCGAGGCACTTAAAACTGCAAACGGTGGGCTTGCCGCTTCTACCGAGACCGTAATTCGTAATGGTAAGCGTTATAATACTTTGGCGGATGCGCAAGCTAAAGAGTTGCGCCGTCAACGTCAGGGCACTCAACAGCTTGGGATGCAGTTTAACGACTTGGCCACATCGATCTCGACTGGCGCTAGTCCGATCCAAGCATTTAACCAGCAACTTGGCCAAATCGGTTTTGCTTTGTCGGAGATGGGCGGCAAAGCTGGGGCATTTGGCGCATTTTTGGCTGGGCCTTGGGGCGCTCTTATCACCTTGGGGACAATGGCCTTAACGCCCCTTATCATGAGTTTTTTTGAAACTGGTGAGGCCTCAAAGAAATTAACCGACGCTCTTAAGGCAGATAGAGCGGCTACAGTAAACCTGTTAGAGGCGAAGGCCCAGCTTGACGAAGCCTTGGGTCGTAATACTAAAAATGCTGAAATGGCTAAAAGGGCAGCGGTTGACTCTGCCTTAGCAAATCTGGAAGCGGCGGCTACCGACGTTAAGGCGTCTCAAATTCGTGTTAAAGCCGCATTGCTCGAAAGAAGCTCGATTGAAAATTTGAGGGGGGTAAGCCCCGGCTTTTCTTTGGGCGCAAAGATAGCTGATTTGTTTGGCTTTGGAGACGTAAAAAAGGCAACTAAAGACGCTGATGAATTAACCACCGTCTTGAAGGAAACCACTGCGTCCGTTTATGAGGCTCGCGCCAATTTGGCTAAGTTTTTAGCGGGAGACAAAGAGAAGCCGCGAAAAGAGCCAAAGACTTCAGAAATCGATAAAGTGCGTCAAGCACAAGAAAAAATTATCGCAGAATTTGAGGCCGGAAAGCTGACTTATGCCGAGTTTGAAACTCAGCTAACCGCTGTAACTGACGCATATAAAGAAGCCAGAAATCCTGCTGAAGAGTTTCTTAGCAAATTTAAGGAAGCAGATCAGGCAGCTAAAAAGTTTGATGACGCGGCGGTTAATCTTGCAAATAAATCCTTGCCAGATTGGCTGATTGCACTTCGCTCGATAAACGCTGAATATAAATTTTTGGCGGATAACAATCGCGAAACGACGAAAAGAATGAGCGATCTTGGGCAAATGGCCACGGCGACAGCCGCTGGTCCGCTTGAAGCTATGCTTGAAAAATATGAGAAAATGAATGCTGGCCTTTCCCCTGTCCAAGAGGATATGGCGGCGCTTGCTCATATTATGAATATACTCTCGGAAGAGGGTAGCGCGGCTGGCGTAAACCTTGAATATATTGCTATGCTTTACAAGCGTATTCGCGAGGAAATGGATAAGGCCGAGGTTACTAAAAAGAATGCCGAGATAAAATCATCCTTCGAATCCATCGGCAACGCCGTCTCGGACGCCTTTAAGGGAATGCTAACCGGTGCAGCATCCTTCAAGGACGGGATGAAAAGCATCATTAATAGCGTCATTGACGAACTGTGGAAGCTATACGTGGTCAAGCAGATTGTTGGCTTCTTTACCGATACAGTCATGCCCGCGATTGGAATTAAATTACCCAAATTCGCAAACGGAACCATGAACGCACCCGGCGGCTTGGCGCTTGTCGGTGAACGTGGTCCTGAGTTGGTTAATCTTCCTAAAGGCAGTCAGGTCATCCCCAACCACAAGATGAAAGGTGGTATTGGAGGCGGCATCAATATCACTGTAGACGCTCGCGGTTCCTCTGATCCTGCGGCTGTTCGCGCACAGGTGCAGCAGGGCATCCTTGAGGCTGCGCCTGCAATCATCGCTGCGGCAGAGGCCCGTACAACTAGAGGCCTGCGCCGTCCGCGCCTTGCTGGGGTTATGCAATAATGGCTACTATAACTTTGCCTTCAACGCCTAAGCCGCAAAGCATGTCTTGGCGCTTTGTTATGCCAAGCCAGACCAACGTGTCTAGCTGGACGGGCAAGCGTCAAACCATCGCCTCTGGCCGTGGCTGGTGGGAATGCCAGATCACGCTCCCGCCCATTGTTGGCACCAGCCTTATCAATCCTTGGCGCTCATTCATTGCGCAGGCGCGTGGCCGGACCAATGATTTTCAAATTCCGGTCGATCCTACGGCGCAGTCAGCTTCCGGTGCGACTGCACTTGTCAACGGCGCTGGACAGACTGGTCGGAGCCTTTCAACGGACGGCTGGCCTGCATCGACCACGGTGCTTCAGGCTGGGCAGTTTGTCACGATCAATAATCAGTTGCTGCAACTTACGGCCAATGTCACATCTAATGGCTCTGGGCAGGCAACGATTAGCTTCGAGCCGCCTGTTAGGGTTGCGCCCAGTGACAATGCTGTAATTGAGTTTCGCAATCCGTTTTGCTTGATGTATATGGTGGAGGAACCGACACTTTCGGTCGAGGCAGGCTATGTGTATAGCCTCTCGCTGAATCTACGGGAGTCCTTCTAATGGTCGATGCTACAACTCAGGCTGCTTTGGAAGCGCCGATTGTTCATTGGCGAGTTCTTCTATATGCTGATTTCGACGGTGACGTTTTTCGCGGCACCAGCGGGATTTATGATAAAGTAGTTTCTGGTTCTGGCGATTCGGAGTTGGACGGGACATACGAAAGCTACGACCACGATCTCATTCAGGTTTCCTCTGTTCAGCATAATGAAACTGGCTCTGATACGGTTTCGATTTCACTTGGCGGGCTGATTGTCAACCTCGACTTTTTACAAGAACGAGATGGCGATTTTGTAACTGACCGCGAAGGCGATTTAATTCGGATGCGGTCTTCTGACTTCCTCAACATGATCGGCGATAAGACACGGTGGCAGGGTCGAGCAGCCCGCCTCTGGTTCTATTGCGTTGATGAGAACGAGAACCAAGTCGGTTCAATCATTCCTTATTACACCGGCTATATGAACGAGGTTGGCATCTCTGGTGCGCCTGATAGTCAGGTCGTTACGCTTACGATTGAGAACTATCTCATCAGCTTGACTGGCGCTCAGAACAAGACGCTTCTCATGCAGAATATCTTTGACCCCGGCGATCTCAGTGGTGAAGCGGCCATCTCCGCAGCCAACGGGGTGCAAGGCAGCGGTCTGTCAGACGCATCCTTCGGCTGGCGTGGCGGTGCTTATGGCGGTGGTATGGATATGCTCATGCAGGATCATAAATAATGCGGGTAACGATCTGGGAAGAAGCTTTGTCTGACTATATCGCCAGCAAGCGCGATGAGCCTTTTCAATATGGCGTCAATGACTGCTGCATGTTCGCTGCGGGGGCTGTTGAGGTCATGACGGGTGTTGACCCCATGCAGGAGTTCAAAGGCTCCTACAGCGATCTACGGGGCAGCATTAAGGCATTGAAGGAGATCGGTGAGGGCGATCTTGAAACTACCCTCGACAGCAAGTTTGACGAAATACCTATTGGCCATGCGCAAAGAGGCGATCTTGCTTTCTTCGATCAGAGTGTTGGTGTAGTAATGGGTGGCTTCGCATATTTCGTCTCTGACGATGGGCTGGAGCGCGTTCCCCGCGAAATGTGGGATAAGTGCTGGAGCGTTGAGCGTGGGTAATGATAATTTCATATGCCCGCGTTGTGAATCTGTTTTGCCTATTGAAATGAAGGCTGGCAGAGGTTCAAGTTCATGTAAGCCGTGCAAAAAGGCATACCACAAAGAATATTATCAAAATAATAAAAAGAGGCTTTCTGAGAGAGCCTCAATTTTACATTACGAAAAAATGAAAGATGAAGAATATAGAAAAAAGCACAATTTGCTTTCGGCAAAATGGAGAGAAGCAAACAGAGAAAAGGCAAGGGAAGCTAAAAAAAAATGGAGGATCAGGCATCCTGAAAGGCATGTATTACATCAAGCAAATCGCAGGGCAAAAATAAATGGTTGCAGCGGAACCCATACAGCCGAAGAAATTCAGGAAATTCTCAGGGAACAAAATTTTAGATGCGCTTATTGCCAAATTCCGGTAAAAGAATATCACGTTGACCATGTTGTTCCGCTTTCTCGCGGTGGCGGAAACGACAAGCAAAATTTGGCTATAGCCTGCCCTTCGTGTAATATGAAAAAGGGACGCAAGACGGCGGAAGAATTTATGGGAGGCTGTCATCGGTAAGATTGTAAAGAGCGTTGCCATTGCCGCAGCCCTTGTCGGCTTGGCAATTGTAACTGGCGGCGTTTCGCTTGTTCCGACATTCACTGCGGGTAGCTTTGTTAGCGTAACCGCTGCTGGTGCAGCAATGCTCGCTATGGCGGCAACCACTGTCCTGTCTGGTGTTGCACAGCAGTTCTTCGGGCCAAGAGCGCCTAAGACGCAGCTCTCCCGCCTAAACGTCAGCCTTGATCCTATTACGCCGCGCAAGTCAGTCTTCGGCACGACTGCCATGAACTTGGACCTTCGCTACCACGAAAGCAGCGGCACCGATCAGGAATTTATTGATTATATTATTGCCGTCGCGGCTCATAAAGTTGCGTCGATTGATGAGATTTGGTTTGAAGAAAAGCAGGCTTGGACTGCCACTGGTGGCGTGACCGCAACCTATACCGGCTATCTGACTGTAACGACCCGCACCGAAGGGACCGCTGGCAATACTATCGCCATTAATGGTGGCGCGAAATGGGGTTCGTCACGTCGGCTCACCGGCTGCGCTTATTTGCATATTCGGATCAAGCGTACTGGCAACACCAAGAAGGCTGAAAGCCCGCTTGTAAACGGCCTGCCTAGCCGCGTGACGATCATTGGCAATGGTGCGCTCCTCTATGACCCCCGCAAGGACAGCACAGTTGCTGGCGGCTCTGGAAGCCATCGCTCTAACGATCAGACCACTTGGGGCGTCTACACCGACGCAGACGATTGCGACAATCCGGCTCTCCAGCTTCTCTGGTGGCTTCTGGGATGGAAGATTAATGGCAAGCTGTCTGTTGGTTGCGGCGTACCAGCCAACCGACTCGACATGGCTTCATTCATCACTGCGGCCAATATCTGCGACGAAAGTGTGATCCTTGCTACTGGCGGGACGCAAAAGCGTTATCGCACTTCGGGCACGGCTTCAGACGCCGACAGCCGCATGGACATTATCAATACCTTCCTCATGTCCATGAACGGTACGCTTCGCGACAATTCGGGCAAGTTGACGCTGACGGTCATGAAGAATGATCTTGGCGAATATGTGCTTGATCTTGACGAAGCCGACATGCTTGGCGAGTTCGATTGGCAGCAAACTCGCGGCCTGACAGAAAACTATAATGTGGCCCGTGGTCGCTATGTCGATCCGTCTTACACCAGCCTTTATCAGATGGTGGACTATCCTGAAGTTGGCTTCACCTCTTCGGACGGCATTGAACGCGCCACCACTATTGATCTGGCTTATGTTGAGGATGGTCGGAGAGCGCAGCGGATCGCCAAGCAAATTCTTCAGCGCAACCAGTATCGCGGCATGTTCAGCGCCACCTTCAACGCAAAGGCGCTTGGCTGTCAGGTTGGCGACGTTGTGCGTCTCAGCATTGAGGCTCTTGGCTGGTCGAATAAACCGTTCCGCGTGATCAGTCAGGAAATCCGCTTCGACGGTCAAGTGCCTTTGGCATTGGTCGAAGAGAATGCTGCAATCTACGCTTGGGATCGTGAGGACTCTGCTCCGGTCACGCCGACTGCCCCGACGATTTACGATCCGCTCAATGCTCCGTTTATTCTGGGTATTGATCAGGCGCTTGATGCGGCCCTTTCGGCTCAGGCCACGGCTGATGGCAAGATAGAGAGCTTCTATCAGGCCACTATGCCGACCACCGGCACAGAGGGCGATCTGTGGATCGATACGGACGATGGCAATAAACTTTATCGCCACAACGGAATCACTTTTATAGAGATTCAGGACGATGGCATTAATGCGGCCCTTGTTGCTGCCTCAGATGCGCAGGCTACTGCGGATGGCAAGGTGACCACATTCTACGTCGAATCCACACCTACAGCAGAGGCGATTGGTGACCTTTGGTACAAGCCATCAACCGGATACCTGACACGATGGAATGGTTCGGCGTGGGTTGATGTGGCTAACATTGGCGCAACGGCTGCTCAAATCAGTTCCATTTCAACCGCCCTTAATGATGCGGCTAATGCTCAGGCGACTGCGGATGGCAAGATTGATAGCTATTATCAAGCCAGTATGCCAACCGGCACTATTGGCGACCTTTGGTTTGACACTGACGATGGTAACAAACAATATCGGCACAATGGCACAACTTTTGTTGTCGTGCAGGATACCGCTATCGGAACAGCTATAACTGCCGCTGCCGGTGCGCAAGCCACTGCCGACGGCAAGGTTACGACATTTGCTTCGACTTCTGCCCCTACCGCAGAGGGCGTTGGTGATCTCTGGGTAGATACTGATGACAGCAATAAGCTGTATCGCTGGAGTGGCTCGGCTTGGGTTTCGGTACGTGACGCTGGCATAGCTGCTGCTGCTGCGTTGGCAAATGACGCACAGGCCACTGCTGACGGAAAAGTGCAGACATTCTATCAAGCCTCTGCGCCAACAGCAGAAGGTATTGGCGACCTATGGTTCGATACGGATGATGGTAACAAGCAATATCGTTGGAGCGGTTCCGCTTGGGTCGTTGTACAGGACGCTGGGATCGGGATAGCAATATCTGATGCCGCTGGGGCGCAAGCCACCGCTGACGGTAAGGTCACTACATTCTACACGACTTCCGCGCCGACAGCAGAGGGCGTTGGAGACCTTTGGTTCGACACTGATGACAGCAATAAGCTGTATAGATGGTCGGGCAGCGCATGGGTTTTAGCGCGTGACGCTGGAATCGCTCAGGCACTGACTGATGCGGCGAATGCTCAGGCGTCCGCTGACGGTAAAATTGAAAGCTTTTATCAATCGTCAATGCCTTCTGGCGCTTCATCGGGCGACCTGTGGATCGACACTGATGACGGGAACAAGTTGTATCGCCACAATGGCACGACCTTTATCGAGGTTCAGGATGACGCGATCTCGACGGCTATCGCTGCCGCTTCTGATGCTCAAGCTACGGCTGATGGCAAGGTAACCACCTTTGTCGGGACTACAGCACCGACCGCAGAGGCCGTTGGCGATCTTTGGATCGACACAGACGATAACAATAAGCTTTATCGCTGGTCTGGTTCGGCTTGGGTATTGGTGCGTGACTTGGGCATTGCTCAGGCCTTGGCAGATGTCGCAGCGGCTCAAGCAGAGATCGATATTATCTCCTCCGACAACTGGCTCTCTGCCGCAGAGAAGCCAACCCTTAAAGTTGTCTATGATGCGCTGATCTCGAATTACACAGCACTTGACGCAAAGGCTGCTGCTCTTGGTGTGGCCTCCACAGAGCGCACCAACGCAACCAGCGCCATCAATTCTCTCAACAGCTTCCTTTCGGGACTGACGCCGTCTTGGACCGACACTACCCAAGATACACCGTGGACCGGCGCAACCGCCAACACTCGCTTTGACGATGCCCACGAAAAGGTGGCGATCCTTCAGGCGGCTGTGCAGGGCTTGCCGGGTGCGGATGGGACTGATGGTACGGACGGTGCTGACGGTACAGATGCCATAACTGGCCTACTCACCAATGAGGCCGTCACGCTTTCCGCAGACAGTTCTGGTGTGGTGGCAAGCTTCACGCCTGCGAATGGCACGTTCAAGGTCTTTCAGGGTACGACGGACGTTACCACCAGTTCGGCATTCACCGTGGCATCGTCGAGCAACTGCACGGTGTCCATTGGTGGCAGCACCGGCATCTATTCAGTCAGCGCCATGTCTGCTGATACAGCCTCGGCCACTTTCCAAGCGGTCTACAGCGGCGTTACCATCCAAAAGGTTCTGAGCCTGTCGAAGTCTCGGACTGGTACTGACGGAACAGATGGAACTGACGGCGTTAACGGCAACAAGTTTGTTCCGATTTACATCCGGTCAGCGACACAACCTGCAACACCTACAGGAAACCTGACACCGGCTGGCTGGTCGCAAAGCAGACCGGCTGCGAATGGCGAACCAATGTGGGAAAGTCGTGGAGAAATTAGCGGTGCATCCACGCTAGTTGGAAGCTGGTCAACGCCAGTTCAAGTTGAGGCAATCACACCGGTTGGCGTTCGCTTTGACGTTCTTCGCAGCGGGTCTTTTGTTGTCTCTCTGGCTAACAGCGAATCAATTGATGTTAATGCCGTATCAACAATAAACGTGGGTTCTGTAGCGTCCTCGACCTTTACGCTTCAGTTGCAAGTCAGGCCAGTTGGCGGCACATACAGCAACTTCGGAACATCGGACAGCGACACTTACCCCGTTAGCGAAGGCGGCGCATTGACTGTCAGCGCGACTTACACCAATAGCAGTGGTGGTCCCCAAAGATACGAAATTCAGGCATTGCTCACAAAAACCGGAAGCGGCACTCATGCAGAGGATGCAAACAGAAGCTGGCTAAGGGCGTGACGAAAGAAAATTGCTTTTCGCCGCCAGAAATGATAGGAGTTCGAAATGGCCTATATCTACGACCTAACCGATACTTGGAACGCTGGCGGGACTACGTTCAACGCCATCAAGATGAATGTCACCGATAGCGCGTCGGCTGCTGCCTCGAAGCTGGTGACGCTTCAGACCAATGGCACTGAGCATTTTAGTGTTACCAAGGGTGGTCAGGGATATTTTAGTGGTAATGTGGGTATTGGGACCAATAACCCTGTTACTTGGCGCATGTATCTTAGCCAAACGGGAACAGACCTATTAAACCTGTATAATAGCACTGGTACTGGTGTTCAGTTTTCTATGTCTGATCAAGGTTGGTCGGGCGGTGTAAACATGACCAACGGCAACCTGATTTTCCAATCAGGTGGGATAACAGAGCGGATGCGCCTCGACGCATCAGGTAATCTTGGTTTGGGTAGAGTGCCTACCTACAAGTTTGATGTCGTAGGTTCAAGCAACTCCCAGATAGGCATACGGACACCAGATGGCGCTGCTGGCAGCAATGCGTCCCCGATTTACCAGTCGGTTAGGTTTTTTGGTTACGCAGGCACTGAACGAGCTAGAATTACCGGCATTGATACCGCCGCCAACAACGTCAATGGCCAACTTGGCTTTTGGACCGGCCAAGCTGGTAGCATGGCCGAAAACATGCGGATTGACGCTGTTGGCAACGTCGGGATTGGTACGACTTCGCCGACCGAAAAACTGCAAGTTGAGTCGTCAGCACTTTTCCAAGCAATTTTTAAGGGCACGGATGCTGGCGGCGGAGGTGGAATACGGACGTACAATTCTGGGGGAACTGCAGGTGTCGCACTACTGACATACGGACCTTCTTATGCTGGGGGTAGTATAGGTTCTGTCGGCACTAACGGCTCTGCAGTTGTCCAAACAGGCGATGCGCCAATGTTTGTCGGAACCGATGCCGGTATTTCACAGCCTGTATATTTTGGCACCAACGGCTTAGAGCGTATGCGCCTCAACAACGCTGGCAACGTCGGGATTAATTGCGCCCCAAGCCCGTGGGCATCCTCGTGGCGCGCTATTGATATAACCACTGGCGGCGGTGCGCTTTTTGGTAGCCTTGCTATTTCGGGCATTGCGAATAATGCCTACCTCGATAGCGGTGCGAATTGGCGTTACAAATCCGACTTCGGTGCGTCCCAAATATACATGGCCTCAAATGGCACCATCGGGTTTTACAACGCCCCTGCAGGCACAGCGGGTAACGTAATTAGCTTCACAGAAAAAATGACCATCACCAGCGCAGGCAACGTCGGGATTAATACGATTTCGCCAGCCTACAAACTTCACGTCGCAGGAGATGGATATTTTACAGATCAGTTGATCTGTGGAACAACCATTGTGACTGGGGCTGGCGTTACCACCCAAGACACCGCTATCGAGGTAGGTGGTCAGCGTTTAGGCAACGGCAACTGCTATATCGACATGCATGCGGCGGCGGGTACGGATTATGAGACCCGTATTTTCCGCGCACCCGGCACAAATGGAGACTTTAGCTTAATAAACACCGGCACCGGACTGTATAAGCTTATTACCGAAAATGCCGCGCCGATTGCGTTCTTTACAAGCAACACAGAACGCGCCCGCATCGACTCCAGCGGGAATTTGTTGTGGGGCAAAACTTCCTTATCAAACGAAGTCACGACTGACGGCGCTATTCTTTACAAGAATGCCTCTGGCGGAGGCTCGACAGCCTATTTTACAAACGGCGGCAACGGGACGGCCATGGCCGTTTCGACTCAAGCTGATGCAACCGCGATCCAGTTTTTCCGGTCTGGCTCTTCCGTTGGGTCTATTGGCCTCACCACCACAAGCACTACCTACTATACCTCTTCAGACGCACGGCTAAAGGAAAATGTCGCAGACGCTGATGGTGCATCAAGCCTTATTGATGCGATCCAAGTTCGCAAATTTGACTGGAAGGCTAACGGCGAGCATCAGCGTTACGGCTTCATCGCCCAAGAATTGCTTGAGGTAGCACCAGAGGCAGTCAGCCAGCCTGCTGACCCAGAAGAAATGATGGGCGTCGATTATTCAAAGCTGGTTCCAATGTTGGTGAAAGAACTCCAAAGCCTCCGCGCCCGTGTGGCTCAACTCGAAGGAAACTAAAATGGACTGGAAGATTGTAAGCCTTGAATGCTATCCTGAATATGAAGGTCAGGAAAATGTTGTGTTCACCGCGCACTGGACGCTCGCCCACGAGGAAGATGGCTTCAGCGGCTATGCTTATGGCTCTGCTGGCCTGACGCTTGATCCTGAAGCTGAGTTCATTGCCTTTGATGCTCTGAGCGAAGATACTGTCGTTGGTTGGGTGAAAGATGCACTTGGTCAAGAAGGTGTTGATAATTACGAAACATCCATTATGAAACAAATCGAGGACCAGAAGAACCCGCCTGTTATCAGGCCTGAACTTCCTTGGATTTAAGGTGCTGAGATGAGCGTCCACAAAGCAATTCACGCACTGGGGGATAACGTGAAGCATATTGCCGACTGGTTTTCTGTTGCGGTTGCTGCGGGGGCGCTCTCTCAAATCTTGCCACCATTGGCCTCATTACTCACTATAGTCTGGATGAGCCTGCGCATTTACGATTGGTTCGAAGCCAGATTTAACGGGGAGCGGCTACCTAAAGATTAGCCGTAATTATACGAGGTGATTGATGCCAACTCCCGGCCCATCTGAAGAAGAATTGCTGAAGTTCGTTCGAACTTATGAGGCCTGCGGGCACAATCTGACCCAGACAGCAAGGGTCATGAATAGATCGAGGCCGACGCTCCAGCACTGGCTCAATCATTACGTCCCCAACATGACTGCGAAACCAGAGGCCGAGGAACTGCCTCCCTCTGATCTGCCATTCGAGGAACGCCTCGAAACCATGAAGAAGCGTAACTCGCTTCGGATCGCACATGCTAAGGCTCTGGCGTGGCAGACGATCAGGGTGCCGGTCGAGGGGCCATATGGCCTTTGCTGGTTCGGCGATCCCCATCTTGACGATCCCTTCTGTGATCTCAACCTAATCGAGGAACATGCTGCGATCTGCCGCGAGACCGAAGCCCTCTACGGCTGCAATGGTGGCGACAGCATCAATAACTGGGTCGGTCGCCTAGAACGGTTATATGCAGAGCAGTCGGCCACATCCTCTGAGGCATGGGAACTGGTCGATTGGTTCATGAACGACCTCGGCATCAACTGGCTGCTTTGGATACTCGGCAACCACGATGTCTGGAACTATGGCTCTCGCATCTTCGAGCGCATGAATACCCAGAAGGTTCTGATGCGCGACTGGGATGCGAAGCTAAAGCTGGTCTCTCCATCTGGTGAAGCGACGGTCTGGGCGCGGCACGACTTTAAGGGCCACTCCATGTATAACGAGATGCACGGCCTCAAACGTGCCTCGATGATGGATGAGCAGGCTGACATCTATGCGGCGTTCCACCGTCACACTTGGGGCGTGGCCCAAGGTGAGATGGAGAACGGTCGCGATTATTGCTTGATCCGCGCTCGCGGATATAAGATGAGCGATGACTATGCATTGAAGAAGCAGTTCACTGAGCAGCTTAGAGGACAGTCCGTTGTGACTGTGATCGAACCTCGCTTTGGTGATAAGCCGCTCGTTCATGCGTTTAAGGATGTAGAAACTGGTGCAGACTTTTTGACATTCCTGCGCCAAAAAGGAGGCTATTAATGAATACGAATTTCGATGAAGCACTGAAGCTCGTTCTGGCTCACGAAGGCGGATACGTGAACGATCCGCACGATAGGGGCGGAGAGACCAACAAGGGCGTTACGAAGGCGGTCTATGACGCCTATCGCAAGACCCGTGCGCGTCCGATCCAGTCGGTGAAATTTATCACCGAGGATGAGATCAAGGCGATCTACAAATTCCAGTACTGGGATCGGGTGCAGGGAGACTTCCTGCCTCGCGGTCTGGACTATGCTGTTTTCGACTATGCGGTCAATTCTGGTGTTAGCAGAGCATCGAAGCATTTGCAGGCGGTGCTGGGCGTGGCTCAGGACGGCGTTATAGGGGCAATGACGCTCTCAGCTATCAAATCACCTGTCACCACGATAAACGCGCTGTGCGACCGCCGTGTGAGCTTCCTGCGCAATCTAGACACGTTCTGGCGCTTTGGTAAGGGCTGGACGCGCCGCGTGTCCGAAGTTCGTAGGCATGCTTTGGACATGGCTGAATGAAGTTGCCGCCGATCCTAACGCCAGATGGCCGCAGGGCTTGGGCATTCCTTGCCCTGCTCGGCGGCAGCATCGTTATGACGGTGTTTGCGGCGATTGGGGTCTATATTGTACGCAAAGATAGCGGACTTTCTTTCTGGCTCGCCATGGCGGCTCATGTGCAGATCATTGTCGGGATGACTGGCTTTGGGGCGTTGCTTTATAAACGCACGATCAAGGCTGGCCGTGATGGCGTGGAGATTAGTGATCAGGGGGAAAATGATGTTTAACCCATTCAGCGCGATCACATCAAAGGTCTATGGCGCTTTGGCCATTCTCTTCTTGGGCCTAGCCCTAATCCAAACCGCCCGTATCGAAGGCTTTCTCTTTTGGGATGGGCTTTACGAGCAACTTGGTGACGCCCGCGACACCATAGCCGGAATGAAGATCGCTTCTGAGAACGCCGGTAAAGAGCAATTGGCGCTCAATCAGGCCGTCCAGAGTAAACAAGACCAGATAGCGAGGTTGACAGATGAGAACGAAACAAACCGGCTTAAAATTGCTTCCGCTGCTGACGCTTATGCTCGCCGGATGCGGTGGGGAAATCATTGTCCAGCCAAAACCAACACCGCCCCCGAAAGTGATCCTTCCGAAGGCGGTGACCGACCCAGTGAAGACGCCGTCATACTATCCCGCGCCGACTTCGACATCCTCAACGCCAACACGGCCCGATTGATGGATGTTAAGGCTTGGGGCGATAAGTTAATCGGGGAAGGCTTGGCAGATGTTTATAAAGATCATCAAGAACGATAGGCACTTTGCCCAGAACGGGCCGAGTGGAATTAAGATTCACACCGGCACACGATACTTTGCTGCCGTGCTGCTTCAGGAGTGGTACGAGTTTACCCGTTATGTTTTTTGGTTCTGGGGCGTCCCTGTGGCGCTATGGGCTGCTGCATGGGGCGGACATGCCCTTGGGCTTGATGATGCGCTGTGTGGCACTCTGGCGTCCGCTGGCGTGGCATTCATGATGGCTGTTACGCTTCGCCTAATTCCATTTAACCTAGATGATCGGGAATTGACTGGTCAAGCCATCGAGATCGCCGCGATCAAGCTGTTTTACAAACGCGAAAACATGGCGTCCGAATATCGGATACAGGCGCGATCAATGATTCGTTCTGACAGCCCTTATGTCGCCAAGGGGTATTGGAGCGACATTGATCCAATTGACCCTAATCTCTACACAAACGAAGATGCTAGGATGGGAACTTACCACCCTAGCATCGAACGCATGGTTTCTCGGTTAAAGTTACGCCAACCTTTTGCTGAACGCTATGTCAAAGCCAATTGGACACGACTGGTTAAATGGCAGCCGTTGGGCGAAGGTGATCGAGGGTATTGATTACTCCTCAATCACTTCCTCGCGATTAGCCAGAACCACTGGAATCCACTTTGTTATCATGGTGCCTTTGTCATAGGCACCGTTTCGGATCGCACGTTCCACGACAAGGCCGGGGCGCATATTCTCAATCGCCAGTTCGCGGGCCTTGATTAAAACTGCTTCAGAATCTGATGTCATACCTTCTCCTATAATTGCCACGTTGCTAGGCATTCACGCCCTTTGCGTTTCCCCATCTCCCCGAAGCGTTTGATACTTCTGCTGCCTAGCCATCAATCCCGCCGTGGTTGTCGAGATATGAAAGGATCGGGGGTGGGTAGGCTTAAAATCTTATGTCGGCTTCGTCCCATTCGTAGATGTCGAAACCAAAATTATCCCAGAGGAATTGGCGCAGGTTCATTTCCCAAAGCCTTCTTCCCAAAGCTCGATAGCGCGGATGGCGATTGCAACGGTGGTAGCCTCGGCCCGCGTGCTATCTCTAGCCTCACGGGCGCAAAGTAGTTTACGGTCTACGGGTCTTTTCTCGTGTTTTGCTATCATGTCGCAGAGAGCGGTGAAGATACATCCCGTTTTGTATATGGTTTGTAGCTGTTCTAGTCCCCAGTGTAGCATGTCGCCCCGCTTCGCAGCTTCGAGCAGAACCCAATCGGGTGGTGTTTCTGTGGTCATGGTTGCTTCTCCAGTGCTGCAAGGGCTGCCGCCACACTGCAATCCTCCTCCAGATAGTGCGCTTGGCAGTATCCGTGGTGGTCTAGTCGGCAGGGTTCGTCGTCGATATTTCGCCTCAACAATTCCTTCAGCCACTCGTTCTCGGCGGTGAGGGCTTCGATGCGGTCGGCGGCTTCTTCTACTAGCGGGTCTGGCACGTAGTGCTGCTGGTTGTAGACGCAGCTATCCCGCAGCCGCTTCACCAGTTCATCAGTCATAATTATCCCCATAAGCAATGACGATCCCATAAACCGCCAACTGCTGCGGCGTATAACGGTGCAACTCGGACAGCACCCAATTGAGATCCACTTTATTTCTTACGCAATCGACCGGCACGGAATAGCCAGTGCCTTTGATCCAAGACGGCTCCTTGTGCTGGCCCAGAGGCTCGCTAGGAGCCAACGCCCAAGGCATGTCGTTTTTCCAGTATGGCGGCTTGTGACCGTCGTACATCGGTTCCCATTCGTAGAACTTAATCATGCTGCCACCTCCATGATGCCGCGAGCCTCACAGGCGCGGCGAAGGTGGTGGGGCTGGAAGCCCCAGACGCTACCGGCAATATCGAACTGGCGGCAGAGGCCGCGGACCTCATCGTCGAGGCGCCTCTTTTCCTTGTTGATGGCGTCAAGTTCAGCGAATACCGCTGCGGCCTTGGCTAGGATTTCATTTTCGGTCATTACATTCTCCTTACTTCCTATGTGGATAACTCCTAATTCCGCCAATACCCTCCGTCAAGCAAAATTCTCATAGACTAGAAAAAAACTTGTCAACAGCATCCTTGGCATGGTCTGCACCGTGGCAGACAAAGACAGTATTACCAAGCATTTCCAGATAGTTAATCCAATCACGCTGCTCTGGAGATAGCTTCCCGCCCTTGACCCGCTTCATCTCGATCCAGAGATTATGGGCTGGGACAAACAGATCAGGGACGCCGCGCATCACGCCTTCGGCCTTCAACTTTGCTGCCGTGGATCGTGTCCGATACCCACCGTTCGGAATCGCAAAGATGCGAATGCCTTTATATTTCTGGCGGAACCAGCGGACCAGTTCTCGTTGTTCTTCATGCTCGGTGGGGATGCGGTCGGTCAAAACGGTAGCTCCTGTTCCCAGTTCGGGCAAGCGCCCTTAGAATTGGCAAAGTCGGCTGGCGGGATCATTTGGAAAACATAGCAATATCCATCGCCAGAATAATGATCGCAATTATGGCAGAATTGAGGCGGAGCAGGGCGGACCCACTGCTCCCAATCGATCAATTCAGGCGGCTTCGACGGTCTCATGTTCCCAAATCCTTTCTAATACGCGGTGGAATTTGCCGTCCACCTTAAACTTAATCTGCCTCGGTAGAACACCATCATACAGAGCCTTAGCCATATCCTCTAGACCTTCTAGGTCTGAAAAGGAAACACCACTTTCCGTTGCTATATCAGTGATGGCCTTCATGGCTTTCGTGCCTGCATAGCCATCGTGCAGGATAGGGAAATATTCCGTCACAACAGGATCGGACAAGGCACCGTAATAAGAGACTGCGAGCATGTCCTTGCCACTGGTGCGGCTGGTGTGCTTCCTCCAGCGCCAGCTTTTAATCGGCATTTCAAGGACGCCCAGCCCCATAATATCGTCTTGGTGCAGCTTATAGACCTTCTCCTCTGGCGGAGGAAAGTTATAGCCGCAGGACGGGCATTCTCTCTGGCTGATCGCCACTAGTTCATTGCAATTGTCGCAAACCTTCACTGGAGCCTCGCCAGAGTTATCTGATTTTTGGCTTGGTGATTTGGCTTGGATCGCCGTGATGGGGCCGTGCTGGGCCACCACGCCTGCAAAGTCGAGTACTAGGCAATGATCGGTGTGGCTTTTGACCCGCATCCCACGCCCAGCCATCTGGACGTATAGCGATGCGCTCATCGTCGGACGCAGCATAGCGATCAGATCGATGTCGGGATAGTCAAAGCCGGTCGTAAGGACGTTGGCGTTGGTTAGCGCCCGCAGCTTCCCAGACTTAAAATCGGCAATGATCCGCTCCCTCTCTGCCTTGGGCGTCGATCCGATAACAAAGTCAGCGGGGATGCCGTGATCGTTCAGCGTATCTGCCATAGCCTGCGCGTGGGCGACACCAGAGCAGAAGAACAGCCATGCCTTGCGATCACCAGCCAGCCTGATCACTTCCCTCGCGACGGCCTCGTTATTTTCGAGCGTGTTGACCGCTGCGGCCAGTTCGCCCTCGATATATTCGCCGCCGCGCTTATGGACGCCAGACAGATCGAAATGCTTTTCCGTCAGCTTGCTGCGAAGGTTCGAAAGGAAGCCTTTATAAACCAGTTCCTCAATCGAGACTGGCTCCAGCAGATCGTGGAAGAGCGCATCGCCCTCGGTGATCTTGCCGTGGCCCAGACGGAACGGGGTGGCGGTCAGGCCGACAACTCGAATGTTTTTATTGATCTCCCTCAGATCGTTGATCAGGTTCCGATAGCCGCCTTCATCCTTATGATTGACCAGATGGCATTCATCGATAATAATTAGATCGATATGGCCCAGAAGCCTTGCCTTGGTCCGCACCGACTGGATGCCAGCAAAGGTAATTGGCTCGCCCAACTGGCGCTTGCCGATACTGGCTGAATAAATGCCCATTGGCGCGTTCGGCCAATGCTCACGCATCTTGGCGGCGTTTTGCTCGATCAGTTCCTTGACGTGAGTGAGCATCAGGATGCGGGTGTCAGGCCAGTTCGAAACGGCGTCCTTGCACAGGGCCGCAACGATATGGCTCTTGCCCGCGCCAGTCGGGAGAACAACACAGGGGTTGCCTGCGGGGTTCTTCCCAAACCAGTCGTAAAGTTCGCCTATGGCTCGTTTTTGGTAATCTCTAAGCATTATTTTATTATCTCCGCATCAGGAAACAGCCTTTTGGCTTCCTCAACGACAGGATCACCACAGGCCGCAGGGTTCGCGATTATTTCACGGCTCTTGTACCCACTGGGGCCATTAAGAATTTCCTTATCACCTATGACCCAGACGGCATGATTGTCCTCATTGGCTGTCAGCATTTGCCAAGGCACCGTGTCGGGATGGATCACATGATCGTCGCAACCTTGGTGCTGAAACTCTACTGGGATGTCATCCGCCTCATGGCGTTCACACCGCCATGTGCTATTCTCTAGCGCCGTTGAATGAGCGCAAGTGCGGCAGTTGACGTTCTGGGTCGGTGCGCTTTCCCAGCAGAATTGATGGGCTGGGCAGAATTTGCATTGATACCAGTCAGGGCTGGCACCAGGGCAAGGCTCTGGCATCCGATCTGTCAGCGCAACCCAGCGACCACGATTGATATATTTGAGGGCCACATCTTTGTCGTAATTGACCCGCTCTGTGTAGATGCGGTCATCGTCCTTACAGACGGCATAATAGAGGGCGCGGGGTATCTCGGTCCCGTGCATATAAACTTGCATCTGAATAAAGTGCTGCGGCTTAGACTTTTCGACACCGTGCTTACAAAGATCGTCGAAAGATTTCTTTGAGTGCGTCTTGAACTCAGCCACATGGCGAGCCTTGGGGGCCTCTGGGACGCCCTTCTCGATCACACCGTCCAGACTACCAGACACATGCGCTCCAAAGTCCACACGGCGCTGGCTGGAGCGAATATCGACACCAATGGCGCGAAGATCGCGTATGATCATATCTTCTTCATTGTGACCGCGACGGAACAGGCGAAGAAGCCGACCTTCGAATTTCTCGGTCACCACCCAGCGGAATGATAGCCACAGATAACGGTCACAATGATGGCCGAGAAGACTGGCACCAAGATGGGGGCGGGGCTTGCCCTGCCTGTCAGAATGGTATTGATCTATTCTGTTCTGAATTGTATTGAACTGTTCGGGTATGTTCATGACCCGCTCTCCTTAAGATCGACAAACTGCCCCCCAGCGGAAAAACTGGGGGGTATTTTTTTACTTTTCCCAAGGTGCTTTGGGGCGGTCACCAGTAGGCGCTAGATTATTCTGCATTGCAGGAGCAGCACCACCAGCCGACTTGACGCCCGCTATCTCGTTGCGCGGATCATTATAGCCATTGGCTTTGTCGCCATCGGATGGCTGCTTGATCTTGATCCTGATCTGCAACTCGCCGCCGATCAACTGGT